TTATACTATTTGGAAGGTGGCATAAAGCATTATTATGTAGAATTTAAAGTAGATGCACAAAGGTTTGGTACACGTGGCGAGTGGGAAGTTCGTTTTAACGGGGAAACTCTGTTTGCTCCTGTCACCAGCTCCTCGCCGTCCCCACTCGAAGAAATCGGAGAACGGCCCAAGTCCCCCGACGTCCCCGAAACAACCACCGACACCGGCACCCTTCAACGGGAAACCAGACATACCGAACGGGCTGAATCAACCTTACCAAAAGGGCGAAGGTACGAACGAAAGGAGTCTAGCCCTACTTCCACCTCCCTCAGGGGGAGGCAAAAAGTATCAGGACATACTTCACGGAAAAAAGAAAGTCGACGGTCCAGAAGTACCTCCTCGGGGCGATTGGGCACCGACCAAGCCGCTGCAAGGGGACGGGGACAACGACAGGCCAGACCCAGAACAAGGAGCAGGAGCAGGCGCAAGAGCAGGAGCAGGAGCAGAAGCAAGGGAGGGGGGAGAACCACAGCCGAATCTAGGAGAGGGAGATGTGGAGGGCGGGGCTACTTCACACGATCCAGAAGTAGATCTGCAGAATCCAGATCTACTGACCAATGTGGCATTTTACCTTCACAAGTGGGAACAGGAGTACAATCTGTTGGTAGAAAGTATTCTTCAAGGGTTGAGAGATTACTGGCAGAGGCTGTCGACCCCCCAGTAATTTTAATTAGAGGTCCACCGAATACATTGAAATGCTACCGCTACAGGGAAAAGGAAAGACTAAGAGGCTTTTATGACAGATTTAGCACTACATGGTCCTGGGTGGGGTCTGAGGGCAACGCAAGGCTAGGAAGAGCTCGCATGCTTATATGCTTTTTGAATGAGGAACAAAGGGAACGATTTATAGACAAAATGAGATTGCCTAAAGGTGTTGACTGGTCTTATGGTAACTTAGCTAGTATTTAACCTACTAACATATTTTTTTACCTACTAATAACTAACCCACTATTTTTGTATGGCGCGCGCACGCAGAACCAAGCGTGATACTGTCACTAATATTTACAGAGGTTGCAAGGCAGCTGGGACTTGCCCTCCTGATGTTCTAAATAAAGTTGAACAAACAACAATTGCTGACCAAATTTTAAAGTATGGCAGCACTGCTGTTTTCTTTGGTGGGTTGGGTATTAGTACAGGAAAAGGCACTGGTGGTGCTACAGGATATGTGCCACTGGGTGAAGGGCCTGGGGTGCGTGTAGGTGGCACTCCAACAGTAGTTCGCCCGGGGTTAATTCCTGAAGCTATTGGACCCACTGATCTAATACCTTTGGACACAGTCAACCCAATTGATCCAGCAGCACCTTCTATTGTGCCTCTTACAGAATCAGGTACTGATTTGTTGCCTGGGGAAATTGAAACAATTGCGGAGGTACATCCTGTGTCAGATGTCACACCTGTTGACACACCAGTGGTAACAGGTGGGAGAGGATCTAGTGCTGTGCTAGAGGTCGCTGACCCGAGCCCTCCCACACGGTCTCGTGTCAGTAGAACACAGTATCATAACCCCTCCTTCCAAATCATTTCAGAGTCTACACCTACTACAGGGGAATCGTCTTTAGCTGACCAAGTCATTGTTGAAACAGGTAGCGGTGGTCAAGTTATAGGTGGACCATCTGTAGAAATAGAATTACAGGAGTTCCCAAGTAGATATTCTTTTGAAATTGAAGAACCCACACCTCCAAGACGCACCAGTACACCTGTGCGCAGAATTCAGGAGGCTGCACGATCTGTAAGAAGGGCCTTATATAATAGAAGATTAACTCAGCAAGTAGCTGTGGAAAATCCACTGTTTTTACAACAGCCTTCCAGATTAGTCACATTTCAATTTGATAATCCTGCCTTTGAAGAAGAAGTTACACAGATATTTGAAAGAGATCTCAGTGCTATTGAAGAACCCCCAGATAGACAATTTTTGGATGTTGTTAAGTTAGGTAGACCTACATATGCTGAAACACCAGAGGGATATATTAGAGTAAGCAGATTAGGGAAAAGGGCTACCATTCGAACACGATCAGGAGCTGTGGTTGGGTCTCAAGTTCATTTCTATAGGGATATAAGTTCCATTGACACAGAACCTCCAATAGAATTACAACTGTTAGGGGAACATTCTGGGGATGCGACAGTAGTTCAAGGGAATGTGGAAAGCACATTTGTAAATATGGATTTACAAGAGATACCCTCTTTAGATGAAGTACCAGAATTACATTCAGAAGATATTTTGTTAGATGAAGCAACTGATGACTTTAGTGGTGCTCAATTGGTATTTGGAAATTCTAGAAGATCTAATGTTATTACAATTCCTAGATTTTCTACACCTAGAGAGATAAATATTTACACACCTGATTTAGATGGCTTTCATATTTCTTACCCAGAAAGCAGAGAAATACCAGAAGTGATTTATACAGAACCTGATGTTACACCTACTATTATAATTCACACTGAAGATTATAGTGGAGATTATTATTTACATCCCAGTTTGAAAAGAAGAAAGAGAAAACGAGCCTATTTGTAATTTTTTTGCAGATGTCATCATTGTGGTTATCTACAACCGGTAAGGTATATTTACCACCGTCAACACCAGTTGCCAGGGTGCAGAGTACGGACACCTACATAAAACGAACAAACATCTATTATCATGCAAATAGCGATCGGTTGCTAACTGTAGGACACCCATATTTTGATGTTCGTAAAAGTAGTGGAGATCATGAAGTGTTGGTTCCAAAAGTTTCAGGGAATCAGTTTAGAGCATTTAGAGTACACCTACCAGACCCTAATAGATTTGCTTTAGCTGATAAATCTGTAGTAAATCCTGACACAGAAAGGTTGGTGTGGGCTGTCAGAGGCATGGAAATAGGCCGTGGGCAACCCTTAGGAGTAGGGACTTCAGGACATCCTTTGTTTAACAAAGTAAAAGACACTGAAAACCCTAATAATTATAATACTGGTGGACAGGATGATAGGGTAAATACTTCTTTTGATCCTAAACAGGTCCAAATGTTTATTTTAGGATGTGTGCCTTGTTTAGGAGAACATTGGGATAAGGCTCTACCTTGTGCTGAAGATGTGCCTGATGCAGGCTCGTGTCCACCTTTAGAATTAAAAAATACAATTATAGAAGATGGAGACATGGTAGATATAGGATTTGGTAATTTAAATTTTAAAGCTTTGTCAGTTACCAAATCAGATGTTAGTCTGGATATTGTTAATGAAACATGTAAATATCCTGACTTTTTAAAGATGGCAAATGATGTGTATGGTAATGCTTGTTTTTTTTATGCTCGTAGAGAGCAATGCTATGCCAGGCACATGTATTGTAGAGGAGGCTCAGTAGGTGATACTATACCTGATGCTGCAGTGGGACAAGACAATAATTATTATTTAAAAGCAGCTAGTGGTCAAAACAGAGATACAATGGCAAGTTCTATATATTTTCCCACCGTTAGTGGGTCGCTGGTATCCACTGATGCTCAAGTGTTTAATAGACCATTTTGGCTGCAAAGGGCACAGGGCCATAATAATGGTATATGTTGGGGAAATCAAATATTTTTGACTGTAGTTGACAACACTAGGAACACTAATTTTTGTATTAGTGTTTCCTCTAATGATCGGGCATTAGAAGAATACAGTGCCACAACATTTCGGGAATACATTAGGCATGTTGAAGAATATGAACTATCCTTTATCTTACAATTATGTATTGTTCCTTTAGAGCCAGAAGTGTTAGCCCAAATCAATGCCATGAATTCAGACATTTTAGAAGAATGGCAATTAGGCTTTGTACCCTCTCCAGATAATCCTATCACAGATACCTATCGATATATACATTCTGCAGCAACTAGATGTCCAGATAAAGTTACCCCAAAAGAAAAAGCAGATCCCTTTTCTCAATACCATTTTTGGGATGTGGATTTAACAGAAAAGTTATCTTTAGATTTAGATCAATACTCGTTAGGACGCAAATTTTTATTTCAAGCCAATTTGCAAAATACACGAGTAAACAGAGGAGTAACAGTCACCGGGAGGGCTACAACCTCAAGAGGGACCAAACGAAAGCGGCGCTAACCGGTTTCGGTTGCAGACCTTCAATAAATATTATTGAACCTTTCAGGTATGTGAGTAATTTTTTAACCGCCCCTGACTAATCTAAACATGTTAACCGCACCCGGTTTTGAGATATAAAGCGCCGGCGGTCATCGGTATCTGATCTTGGCAGTTCCATTTGGAACGCTTGTGTTCCAAGTACACTGCCAAAAGGAAGATCTTTGAGCCAAGAAACTCCCGCCAAAACTGCTGCCAGGTTCCAGACCGTTAACGGTAAGTTTCACAACCTTCCCGGTTGGCCAAACTTTTTTTATACATGGTTGTTGGCAATAACTATCTGTCACTCATAAACATGTAACCGCCTGCGTTTCTAGGCATATATTATACTCACATAAAGGGATTATCTCATTTGGGAGATGGATTTAAAGACAGTACAGGATCTTAGAAGACATTTACAGGTACCTACAGAGGACCTGTTGATACCTTGTAATTTTTGTGGACACTTTTTAACTTTTGTAGACCTTCTTGAATTTGATAATAAGACTTTAAATCTTATTTGGAAAGAAGGGCATGCTTTCGGATGTTGCTCACGCTGTGCAGCAGCAGTAGCTAAAATAGAATTGGAGAATTTTTATGAAACAACTGTCATAGGAAGGGAAATAGAAGCTCAGAGTGGAAGTTTACTTTGTTGTGTAGCTGTGAGGTGCTGTTACTGTTTAAGATTTCTAGATTATTTAGAAAAGTTATACATTTGCTCTCACAATTTGCAATTTTATAAAGTGAGAGGTTGTTGGAAAGGTGTTTGCAGACATTGTAGACAGATATGATTGGGAAAGAAGTAACTATACCAGACATTGAGCTTGAGCTGCAAGACCTTGTCCAGCCCATTGACCTGCATTGTGACGAAGTGCTACCTGAAGAGTCAGAAAACCTGTCAGAATCTTCACAAGCAGAGGTGGAGCCTGAAAGAATCCTCTTCAAGATTGTCGCTCCGTGTGGAGGCTGTGAAACTCGTCTGAAAATTTACATCGCTTCTACTCGTTTTGGAATTCGTTGCTTGGAAGAATTGTTGCTGTCTGAACTTTCTTTGCTGTGTCCTGTGTGCAGAAATGGCAGACAATAGAGGTACTGATCCTAGGGAAGGGTGTAGTGAATGGTTTTCACTTGAGGCAGAATGTAGTGATTTAGATGATGATTTGGAAAAACTATTGGAAGAAACAAATTCAGATGTTTCTGAATTGCTAGATGATGGGGATGCTGTTGATAATGCGTATGAACAGGGACTTTCCCGAGCCCTGTTTCGCCAACAGGAGAATGAGGAGTATGAACAGCAAATGCAGGACCTAAAACGAAAGTATATTAGCCCTTTGCAGCAGCTTAGTCCGCGTTTGGAAGCAATTTCTTTGTCGCCGCAGCACAAATGTAAAAAGCGGCTATTTTTGGAACAGGACAGCGGGCTTGAGCTATCAGTGCCCAATGAGTCTGAAGATACTACTTCACAGGTGGAGGTACCCCCGAATGTTGGCGAAGGAGCACAAACTGGAGTGCAGGCGAGCAATGAGCATTATAGAGAATTGTTAAGATGTAGTAACATAAGAGCCATGTTGCTCAGCAAGTTTAAAAATAGCTTTGGAGTGGGATTTATGGAACTGTGCAGGAAATACAATAGTGACAAGACGTGTTGTCGGGACTGGGTTGTTACAGTGTATGGTGTTAAAGAGGAATTGTTAGAAGCTTCTAAACAATTGTTGCAGCAGCACTGTGGTTATATTTGGCTTCATACATTATGTCCTATGTCTTTATATTTATTGTGCTTTAATACTGGCAAAAGTCGAGACACTGTTGAAAGGCTATTGTCTACAATGCTAGATGTGCATAAAGAGCAAATGCTAACTGAACCTCCAAAACTTAAAAGTGTCATGGCTGCTCTTTATTGGTACAAAGAAAGTATGAATTCTAATGTATATGCATTTGGTGAATATCCTGAATGGGTTGTTAACCAGACTATGATTACTCATCATGAAAGCAATAATTTGCAATTTGAATTGTCTCCTATGATACAATGGGCATATGATAATGATCATATCGAAGAATCTGACATAGCTTACCATTATGCTAAATTAGCTGACGAAGACATAAATGCTCGCGCCTTTTTAGCTCACAACAGTCAGGCCAAAATAGTTAGGGATTGTGCTTGGATGGTAAGACACTATAAAAGAGGTGAAATGCGAGAAATGAGTATGTCAAAATGGATTTATTATAAATTGAAGTCAATTGACAATGGAGGACATTGGTCCCAAATAGTTAAATTTGTTAGATATCAAGGAATTAATTTTATATTGTTTTTGGATGCCTTTAAAAAGTTCTTGTTATCAAAATCAAAAAAAAATTGTATTTTAATATATGGTCCTTCAGATTGTGGTAAAACTATGTTTTGTATGTCACTAATTAAGGCTTTAAAAGGAAGAGTAATATGCTTTGCAAATGCTAAAAGCCAATTTTGGTTACAACCATTGACTGAATGTAAGATTGCAATGTTAGATGACGCTACAGAGGCCTGCTGGAATTATTTAGATATGTATTTAAGAAATGGTTTAGATGGTAACTGGGTTAGTATAGACTGTAAACATAAGGCACCTATGCAAATTAAATTTCCTCCATTATTAATCACATCTAACTATGATATTTTGAAAAATGAAAAGTACAGATTTCTACTTAGTAGAATTGAAGTGTTTGAATTTAAACATAAATTTCCCTTTAATGATGATGGGTCTCCTATGTTTGAAATCAATGACCAAAGCTGGAAATCTTTTTTTCAAAGGCTTTGGACGCAGTTAGACCTAAGTGACCAAGAAGACGAGGGGGAGGATGGAGGCTCTCAACCAGCGTTTCAATGTACTACAAGACCAGCTCATGGACATTTATGAAAGAGGCAGTGATACCTTAGAAGAACAAATAAAGCATTGGACTCTTTTAAAACAAGAGCAAATAATATTAAATTATGCCAGAAGGCGTGGTATAATGCGATTGGGCTATCATCCAGTACCCACACTGGCAGTATCTGAATTAAAAGCTAAAGATGCCATTGCAATGGTGCTCCATTTGGAAAACCTAAAGCAATCACCTTATAAAGATGAACCTTGGACATTAATTAATACAAGTTTAGAAACTTTTCGAAGTCCTCCAGCTAATTGTTTTAAAAAAGGACCTCAAAATGTAGAGGTATTATTTGATGGTGATCCAGAGAATGTTATGCTATATACTGCTTGGAGATTTGTATATTATGAAGATACTGAAGGACAGTGGCAAAAAACAGAGGGACATATTGATTATGCTGGTTTATACTATTTGGAAGGTGGCATAAAGCATTATTATGTAGAATTTAAAGTAGATGCACAAAGGTTTGGTACACGTGGCGAGTGGGAAGTTCGTTTTAACGGGGAAACTCTGTTTGCTCCTGTCACCAGCTCCTCGCCGTCC